CTTCGAATTTCGCTTTAGGTCCCTACCTGCTCCACCTTTATAGATGCAGATATGTCGCGCGGACATAACCCAGGACACGAGTCTCAAATTCACGTTTAATTAGTCACCCCACGCGGGGCTCTAATCTACGAAAGAGAACTTGAAAGAACTTTCGTATTAAACTAAAACCTCGTTAGGGTTATTGCACCACCTCAAAGGACTGAGTAGATGCCGTCTCTACGCTATCTTTAAAAGATAGCCATACCGAACAATTCTTCCGCCATTGCGGGGAGTTTTGTATCGATACCTTGGATGGTAGAAATCCAAGCCATATCCTCGGAGGTATAGGAAATGGGCGTCATCAACTTTTCCTTGTCGATGGCTTTGAGTGCAGAGAAGATCCGCTCATACAGTTGGTTGAAGTAGATCATACCATGCTGATAAGCATCCTGCATTGAGTTCTTGATATTTTCAGCAAGAAGCTCGTCTGGGGTTGCGAACTTTGAATCAGTGATCCACAACAAGCGATCCTCAATTGACTTCTTCTCCAAAGGAGCGAGATAGAAGCCACGGAACTCGTGGTGCGGAACAAAGTCGCGCTTGAGGAAAGAGACCTGATCCAGAGTGGTGTAGGGCTCACACGTCCTCCACGGATTCTTTTGGGCGTCCGTGTAGGTGATTCCATGACGTTCCATGAATTCACCAAAAGTGCGTTGGTTGTAGAATTCCAGACCGTCGTCGGTGACTGAGTCAACGTGATCGTCTCCATAGGCCTTTCGGACTACATTGGCATCACAGATGTGCAGGGGTTGTTTCTCGGGTGGTGCTAAGCCGAGCCAGGCGAGGTACATGTACATCTCATTGACTAAGCTGTTGAATGGCGCAGTGCCGGGAAACCCTGATGGGAGACCTTGTTCAATGTGAATCATCGCGTCCAAAACGCAGGTGAAACGGTCGAAAGATTCTTGGATCAGAACCTTACGGACTTGGGCATTGACTGGGCCGTCATCATACCATGCATTCGCAATATCACAAACGGCGCTCAGAAGCTCAGCCATCTCGGTAGAATCAAATTTCGCATAATCTCCAGCGAAAACTTTCTCGGACAAACGACGCAACTCAAGGGCGAGTGCGGTCCATTCGATACTCGTCGCATTCAAACCAACCTGGCAGCAGAGCTCGCCTCGGTTGACCATCAGCATTGCAATGAAATCAAAGAAATACTGACGGAATAGAATAGTATAGTCTACGGGCATGATGGTAAAGCATCTGGTGGAGGGCTTCTCGCAGTAGATCTTCTTCTTAGCTCTACGCTCATCTTTGAGGCACTCCTGAGTGACCGAGATGACACGTCGACCCTCTTGGGCCTCCTTCAATCGATGAACAACCTTCTCGAGAAGGGGCTTGTGGGTGATGTGATATTCTTCACGGCCTGTGGTGGCATTCATCCTCTTTCCAAACATCCACTCTTTATTATGGGCAAAGCGGGGACGTTCCGAGTTCCAGAAGGATCCTTCTGCAGACTTCATGTTGATTGAATCAGCATATTCGGTTGCAGCGATTCCATTGATGGACTCGGAGAGAGACATGAGACGCTTTCCAATCACTCCGTCATATTTACGATATTTCTTCGTCATATGTTCAACGACAATTTTAATGTGGTCGTTACGGAAAGGCAGCACAGGTTGATGAAACTTGTTAACAGCCTGGATCAGAGGATCGTAATTAGGGGGGCAACGATCATCCTTTCGTGAGAGGATAGCGGGTTCAGTTTGGGGCTCAATGTCAATGATGCCTTGAAGAGCACTCGGGAAGATTCCAGTCTTCTCGGGAGAGCGTCTAACAAGCTCAGAGGGCAATTTACCCATGATGTCGAGACCATCAGAGAGTTGACCAAACGCGGGGTTGATCGATCCCTGAACCACAAGTCCAGCATCAGTCATCTTTTGGAGCACTTCAAGGGCGCAGCCTCCGGAGATGTAACCGGTAGTTTTGGTGAGGATGTTGATTCCAGCCTCGATCTCTTCACGGACAAGCATCTCGGAGAAAGCCAATTGTCTCTGCAAGGACGCAGCGACGTGGAATCCAAGAATCTTGGCATACGCGAAGCGGTTGTTCTGAATCAAAAGGGATCCGCATTCTCCATTCACAGTGTCAGCATAGTATCTGTAACCATGAAGGATGTGTTTCTCCTTTCCAATATCATAACGAACCTTCATGTTATCTTTAGTCAACATGGGGCGGATGGAGGGAATTCCTCGCTGGCGAACCCAGCACTCATTTTTCAGATTTGACATGAGTCCAAGGAGGGAACCAGTCGTTTCTTTGAAAGAGGCATGATCGGCAGCACCTGCAATCCTCTTGACAATATCAACTGCACCAGAAACACTCTCAGAGAGAAGGTAAATGGCAACATCACGTTTAGGGCAGATATAAAGGCGGGAGGGGTCAAAGGATTGAGGATAGGGACGGTTGCGGACTCTGAGATAAAAGAGATCCCCCATAGTCCAGGTGGCATCCTTATTCACAAAGAAGTGTTTAGGAACAGCCATAAACTTATCCTTCAACATGATGGTACGCATTCTAATGGTAGACTTGGGTTGGCAAACCATGACCAAGTTATCCAAAAGACGATTATCAATGAAGGCGGCAGTATCGGGATCGGAAATGGCTTGTGCAGTGGCCTCAATTTCGTAGCTAGTTGCAAGAGTCTGAGTCTTACGAACAATTTCACCACGAACTTGGAGCTTCTCCATCTCTTCTTCCAACTCTTCAGGGGAGAGGTCAATGATATCAGTAGGAACATCCATTGTCATGGCACTACCCTCAATGGAAATAAGAGGGCGATTGCCATAACGAGTCTTGTAGTCGTCAATTCCGGACTCAGTAGTTACATTAGACTGATCGAAAATGGACTTGGAGGAGCGAGTGAATTGTTGAGATTCAATACCGAATTGCATCTTGCGACCATTTCGGCGAGTCTTGTAATCATCAATTCCACTCTCAGGGTGGGCATAAAGGTCATAATCATTCTCTTGACAATAGGCCACATAGTCACGCCACTCATAGGTTTCTCCCACAATTTTGGGAAACCACCCATCATAAGAGAGAGCATTTCTGTATGGGATAATGCCAGGGTGTTCATTCTTGAAGATCTCAAATTTCTTGGCATCTCCTTCGTAATCATCAGGGGCACGAATAGTCATATAGTGTGGTGTCTTGGTCTTAGCCTCAACCACGTATTGGTGTGTCTTACGAATCGTGGACTTGTATGAGTCGGGGGTAGATTCTGTGAACACAGACATGGGGATTTCATTAGTCGAACGGTCTTTGCCATCGTCTTTCGAGTAGTGCTTGGACATAGCAAATGCAAGTCCAATTACACCCATACCGACAATAGAAGTCGCAAGATATTTGCGAGTGGTGGGATCCTGGGAATTCCAGAGATCTTGAAAGTATCCGGAGACACGGGAGGCTTGCTCTTTGATCCCGGCAGTAAGAGCCCAGTAGCTGGACTTCGCTCTGTCGGAAGCACTCTTTGCGCGAAAAATCGTCTTCTCAGCATTGGTGAGACCCTCATCAGAGTTCTCAGCCATAGCTTGGCAAATCTTCATCTTGGAAGCAAACGTGAATGCGGAGGTCATCATTGAGAAATCTCTGCGCTCGTACGCTGCTTTCCACGCATCAG